GTTCTGGCTGTGAACGCCCGCCAACGCCTCCGGCTGCTCCGCGCGCGACGTCCTGCACGAAATAAACGTGCTCTCCGGCTGGCTCTTCAGCTCAATGCGGTCAGACTTGATCTCGAGCAAATCGTTAAACGGCGGCTTCAGGCGCTTGGCGACGTTCTTCATCTCCGCGAAGCAGGCGTCAAAGAGCTGCGATGACGTGGGCGCCGTGACAACCGTTTTGCTCGGGATGCGCATCAACACATGCCACACAGCCGCCATCGCGACGGCCGTCGACTTGCCGACACCGTGGCCAGAACGAACGGATATGCGTCGCTCAGCGGGGGCAGCGATCGCGTCTAAGAGCTCCGTCTGCCACTCGTCAGGCTCGATGCCGATGACCTCGCGGGCAAAGGCAACCGGATCATCGCGGTAGCGACGCATTAACGTAATAAACGGGTTTTCGTGGGATTTTTTTTGCGGGGTCATGTTAACACCTGTTTACGGGGTACGGGGGTGGGGGTGCGTGGGGACGTCCTTTGCATTTGCACCCGCCCGCCGAATCGAAGGGGGGGGTCAAAACGCGTTCGGTATGCACGCGGCGCATAGATCACTCCGATAATGTCGATTATGTTAAATTCCACTTCTTGCATGCGACATATAAATAAGGCGTTTGCGCGATGCCACGCGCCAGCGAGCCATGCAAATAACGCAATGGCACAAGATGTAGTGTCAAGCGATTGTAATTGAACGCTCGTTTTGTTATTCGCGCGCACGCGTGTGCGACTGTGATCCAGTGTGCGATTTCGTCGCTCACACGTCATCACGAGCCTGCTCCTGTTCGAGAGCACGCATCAACACCTGACGAAAGCCGTGCTCAAAGAAGAACGCGTAAAGCTCTTTCGACATGTCCAAGCTCAGCGTAGCAGAGCCATCCTCGTGCTCAGTAATCTCGATTACCTTTACCTCGTTAGACGTCGTCATCGTCTACCTCTACCGCTTCACCGTCGATCACGTCGCCAAGTAACGCCGCAGCCTGCGCGTGCAAGTCGTTGACGCTTATGTTGATCGCCACGTCACGTTGCCTCGTATCGTACTGCGCGTTCAGCTTAGACGCCATCCACTTGTCCGTATCCACTTGCAAGCGCGCTACGTTGACCATCGATGGATCAGTTGTCTGCGCCGTGTCGACTGCACGCTCAGCGTAATAGTGTCCAGCCTCTAGCTGCGCAGTCGCGTAACGATCACGTCGGCCAGCTTTAGCGTCTAACCACTTCGCCCACAGCTTGTACCCGATGTTCTGCTCCTTCATGATGTTACGCACGCTCTTGCCCTGCGCTATCTGCTCGAACAGCTCATCCTCACCGACCGCCTCTAACGCTGCGATCTTTGTCTTGCCTACTTCACCGCCCATCGCTCACAATTTCTCCTGTTAACGCTGCATAGCCGCAGATGTCGACCCAGTGATCCTGTTTACGCGGCGACGTCTTGCTGCGTGCTATCTTTAGCAGAATCATCATGTTGGCCACGTCCACTACTGTGAAGTCGTGATCCAGATAAGACGACCACAACGCTGCGATCGTCTCAAAGTTATCCTTTGCGTCCCCGTAATCCTTGTTGCGATCTCCACTGATCACGCCCTCTGCTATCGCCAGTATCTCTTCTCTCGTTACCATGGTATTTCATCTCCACCTAAATCCCAGTTGATGCGATCATCTCCATCACGCACCATCCGCGTTACCTTTGCATTCGGAAACGCATTGAACGCATTGTTCAGGAAAGTCTCCGTCCAGTCAAACCTGATCACGCGTGCAGCATCTTCGAAGCTGTACACGATCCAGCTTGGATGTTTCTTCCGCAGCTCCGCCCACCCGTGCAACGCGAAGCATACGATCACGTCATCGATCTCCACGCAGTACGCGTGCGGCGGCAGCGGCTTGTGCCCTGCATCCTCCGCAGCCTTCTCCAAGACGTCCCACGCCCTCATGAGCTGCGTTGCGATCTGATTGGTGCCAACCACGTCATCCGCATCCACACGCTCTCTGAGCGCCTCGTACGCCGCCTCGAAGCGTCCAGCTAAATCCGGAGACACTAAGTCCGGCAACGTGTCGCCCCACTTCGCGATCTTCTCTCTTGCCTTTTCATCGAGCGGACGCAACTGACCCCATACGCCAGCACTGATCTTCGTCCCCTCACTATTCAACGTCCCTCTCGCCTTCGCTTCCCTATGGTTAGCCAGCGACCGCTTCCCCTTCTTTGCCATGCTACAACTCCTCCACTTTCCTCAGTTACTTTCACCTCAGTCCGAAGTTACCTCCTCAGTTACGTATATATACGTAATAACTGAGGAGGAACTAAAATCGGCCTCTTTTACCTCACTTCCTCACTCCACCTCAGTTCAACTGAGGAAACTGAGGAACTAATGCAAAGTGCCATTTGACCCCTCTCTCAACAACGCCATATTCAGCGCCTTGGCCATCGTCACGTCTATTTCGATGCCTTGCAGCACCTCCATCACGAATGCCGTGTCGATCTCCGCCGATGACATCATTGGCATCTCATCTGCGCACCACTCGATCGCGGCGCCTCCGATTTCCTCGTCCCATACAATGCGCCCAAGCTCCAGCTTGTTTTCGTCTTCTTCTATTTCACGTATTGGCGTTGGTAGTGTCATTGTCACAGCTCCTTAAAGTTAGCTATGTCGAAGTGTACCATAGGCTCGATGTCTTGTGGATCGTCTCGTCGCGTCGTGCCGCCCATTTCGACGTGCATATCCTCGTGGCTTGGCGGCAGCTTCGCGATGCCGGCTTTGTCCGTCCACTGCACGGCGAGGAAGCACGGCAGCCCCGTCGTCATCGTGAGCGCGCGCGCTTGCGTCGCCTTGTAGAGCGACAGCATGTACGTCGGGTACGTGTTCATCGCGATCTTGCGTTGTCTGGCTTCGATGAACGCGACCGCTTTCCCGTCTCGGATCGCCATGAAGTCTAGGCTCAGCTTCATTGGCATCTTTTGCAGGATGCATCCGTAATGCCTTTCAATCTTTGCCGCGAGGCGGCGTTCGTTGTTGCGATCTTCGGCGGTTTCGTATGTTGGCCTAGTCATAGTTCCCTCTCCAATTGTCTGAGCCTGAACGCCAGCTCACGTAGCTGCTCGCTCATGCCTTTTTCTATGTGCGCGCTGAACAGCGGCCTGCGATCCTTTGCGCTGTACGCCTGCCCCGCTATGAGCGCGAACGTCTTCGCGTCCGGCGCAATTTCGAATGTTATGTGCGCCACCTCGAAGTGCTCGCGCGGCGCGTCGGGATGACGCTGCTTAGATTTCTGGCTGTGACGGCTCATCATCCTACCTCCGACGCGTTGATCCATTCCCCGACGACGACGCATTGCACGTCCCGCCCCTGCCGTTTATCTGGCCACTCCTCGACCTTCAGCACGTTTGTCTCGATCCACTTTTTCAGGATCGCCTTTGCGCGCGCCTTCTCGTGCTGCTTGTCCAAGTCTAGGTCGAGCTGCACGGCCACCGCATTGCCCGCCCACGACTTGGCGCGTGCATCTGCGCGCATTGGCTCGCCCCGTTCCGCGGCAGCCCCGATCAGGCGCTGCACAGCTTGCGCGTCTTTTGCGCTGACCCCGTCGAACAAGTCTGGCATTTTGAACGGCACGCAGACGCCCACGTATTCACCGTTTGGCAGCTCCACCCCGTGCATGCGCCGGTACAGCGCCTTTGCGGCCGGCGGTGCGAGGTTTGCCTTGCCATCGTCAACGCGGAATATGCCGAGCGCCTCATGCTCCGACACGCCCAGCTTCATCGCGTCTTCTTGGCTAACACGATTGATGACGCGGGCTGCGCGAGCTGCACCGATCAGCGATCCGGCTCCGCGGACGCTGTCGACCGTCGCGTCTTCGCCGTTTGTCTTGCGGATATGGTGCGTTAGCACGATCGCGGCGTCGGTCTTGTCTGCGACGTAGCGCGCCGCTGCGACCGCCGCGTTCATCGCGACGTTGTCGTTTTCGTTGATGTCGTTGAAGCCAACCCACGGGTCGATGATGACCAGACCGATGTTGTGACGTTTTATCTTTTCGATCATATACTCAAGCAT